CAACATCTACATCTGGTATATAGATAGTATTTGCATCGTATTTTACTATAATACTTCTTTCTGGATCATTAACACCTACTAAATCATACTGACACTCTACTTGTCTAATATACTGGGAAAGGGTTCCGGAACTATTTGAGTAACTTACTCTTATTCTGTATCTATATGTTCCTGGAGCAATAATTTCAGCATCACTAATATTGCTACTTAAACTCGTTATTGTAGGTATATCCGTTAGTTGTAAGCTTGTTAAGGACTCAGGCAGTGTAATATTTGTAGCAAATACTGTTGACTCGCTAAGTGTTAAATAATCATTAAATATATTATAACTATTAGAGGGAGTTATTGCATCAACATAAACTCCATAGTCCATTAACGTAATTCTAGCTGATTTGCTATTTGTAGGATCGATTCCTAAGACTAATAAATCATTAGATATTCTATTAGTCTCTCCGAATAAGAATAAATCTCCACTATCTGCTAAATTTACACTAGTGCCTGATTTTGTTCCTATACTACTAGCTAAGGTTATTTTTTGATATAACCCTTGTGTTAAATTAATTGTGCCACCAGTACTGGTGCTATTAGTGCCAACACTTTCGTATTTAAACCAATTGGTACCAGTTTCTATGACTTTTGCAGTAGCGTTATTGTAGGATGTATCAGAACAACCACTTATATTTAGTATATCTCCAACACTAAATGGGTGGTAAGTATCAGTAACTGTTGCAGTAATTACATCTGTTGATCTAATAGACCCAGATATACTAAAGCTATCAACAATTGTTCCTACTGTATTTTCTAGCGGATAAGTATTACTACGAACTTTTATTTGATATTCTTTACTTGGATTTATTAATACAGCTTCATCTAACGCATAAGTTTTGCCATCTAATCTAGTTTTAATTCGGCCACTGCCGGCACCCCACATAGGTACGTCATGTGTGACAGTTACTCTATCACCACGATTACAAATAATATACTCTAAATCCGTATTTAAAGAATATATTTCTCTACGTAGCTTACCTTGAGCCATATGCCATCTGGCATGATCTTCTACTAGAGTTTTGTTGGTTACTCCTGGTAATTGTATACTTTCAAATAATTTAGCAGGTGTTTTTCCACCACTGCCATCTTCGTTATATCCAGTTTTATATAGTATTAACTCAGACTCTTTATAGTTATCTGACTCATCATAGTAATTAATTCTTAGCCCGTCCGGAAGTTTATTAAGTACTCGTGTACCCTCAAATCCCCAACTATTGTGTGGACTAAAATGTTGAACTATATTTGCTTTTGGCTCATCAATGATAACTGTCCACTTGCCATCTACTAAGCTAGGACTTGCTCTACCGGCAGCACAAATATCGCGCATAACATCTAGTAGACTGCGTTGTTGAGCAACAATACTGTTAAATTTAAATCCTTTTTGCTGGCAATAGTAGTGCCAATATTGTAACTTTGAAAGATCTACTCTGTTTTCTACATCTGCCCAATCTATTTGTCTAGGGTTGGCTGGACTGGTCAATATATATAACAATAAACTGGCCGGATTATCTATAGCACCAAAAATCCAGTTTGATTTATCTACAGTTAAGCTATTTCCGCCTTTCCAGTCACGACCATAGGTTTGAACTACAGCATTTATACCCTCTAATTGTCCATTTAATTCCTGGCTGGACTTTATACGTATAGCTGTTTTAGTAATTGTTGTATCTACCGGATTTTTTGTAGGTTTTGCATTTCTACGTACTGTTAATGACAGTAAATTTACTTGATGTGCAAAACGCCAGTCTTCGGCCCGTTTAATTAATGAACTAGAATCTTGTACCCAACGACCAAGTGCTGCATCACAAGCAGCTCTAGTAGTTATGCTACTATCTATTTCTTCTACATCGTAACTATCTATATAAGTATAATTATCATCATTTCTAGTTTGTTGTTGAACAGTCCATACGTGACAAACTCCACTGTTAGCAGTGAAATTTGTATATTCAGTAGTACCTTGTGCTGGAGCATCACTCCAACCGCCTGTTAATCTAGTAGCGCGTACTTTTATAGCATTAGTAGTAGGTGTTGTTAAATTAATAGTATGAGTTTTTGTAAAAGCATCTTTTTTGTTTTCAGTACCATAAACAACTACACCACTAGATTCACCAGCTGTAGTAATACTGGTAATAGGTGTCCAACCACTACCTATATCCCATTCATATTTAACTTTTACGGGATAGCTGCCACCATTTGCACTATCAGTTAATGCGTACGATTTGCCTGCATTTTCACCCTGAGCTTTTATTTTACGTAAACCTTGTGGAAAATGTACTGCTATTTCTACACTATTATATTTCTCGTTAACAGGAGTTGCACCAGGTAATGCTGGTACCGCTGCTTCAATAGCTGTAGGACTTGCCACGCTTCCTGCAAATGGATGTGTAGCATTTACTAGCTCTATATTTCTAAACTGTTGTGCAACATCACTACCATATATAGTATCAAATTTTGTTTGATCACCGCCTAGCGCAACTAAAGAGGTTGGGCTACTGAGATGATACATATTTATATGTTCTATAGCATCAATAGTATAATCACTGGCAGACAATTCTCCAATGCGAAGACCAGCTCCACCACTGCTAGCTTGCAGTGTTGGTGTAGAATTTACTAATACTAGAGGTCCATAACCCCAGGTAAGCATTAGTGATAAATAAGTATCACGCTCGTCTTGATACGTAATATAATTTATTGCACCAAGTGGTGGAGTTATAGTTATCTTACCTAGTACTATAGGTATAACTTCATATGGGGTTGCTCTATTCCCACTGCCAGTAGCTATTAATTGGGCCTCTGCATTACCAGGATCGTTTGTATTTGCACTAGGCGGTCTAATGGGTGCAATTGCATTTATTAATAGTCCGCCTGCAAGGGTTACTCCTGCTGTTAGAGCAGCACCTGTAAATCCTCCCATCAAGACTGGGGCTCCTACAGCGAATTGTGCAGTTAGTCCGCTTAGAAATGTTCCACCGGCTAAAGATCCCTGAATGGCTCCAGCAACATATGGTGCTACAAATGCTATAGCAATCATAGCAACTAGTCTAAATATAGTTGCTCCATTTCCTTTGCCGGCAAGCGCACGATATTCTATGCGATCACGTTCTTGAACTACAAAGTGATCCCACTTATTTTCCTCTACTATGCGGCCATTTACAATTATAATAACTTTTTCTACAGCTTTCTTGCCAAATTGCCATTGTTCAAATAGCCAACTAGATATTTCTTTTAAAGTAGTACCTGGAACTACAGGAAGTGTATATAATTGTGTACGTAATGGATGTGGTGCTGCATTTAATATAGCCGATTTTTCTTGACTATACTCATAAAATCCTATAATACGTTTATTCCAGCGATGACTAGATAAGGTTTCAACCGTTACATCTGTTCCTTCATTTACATGAAGAAATTTATTAGGCCCTATTAGTACTCCTACATGGGTTGCTGAACCCATAGTTTTAAACAATACAATAGAACCAATTTTAGGTTCCTTAATTTGGGTCCAGCCCTCTTTGTATTGATCTATTAATTCTTGTAATCGCGCGGTGTCATCTACCGTAGTATAACTACTGGTAAAACTTGGCAAATTAATATTGTACTCATTCTTATAAACAAGACGTACTAATCCCCAGCAATCTAATCCATTGCTATCTCTGCCACCATCTTTGAATGGTATACCAATATATTTATTTGACCACATTAGAATAATCCTGGAAAATATTGCGGAGTAAAACTATGTTGTGGAAATGGTTCCAAATCTAAGTTTATCATATTAAGTTCAAAACTAATACTGTCTCTGTTATAGCTAATATTTGTAATGTAAAAATCAGTAAAAGTAATCTCTGGTACATTAGGAGTGCTAGATATAACTACTTCTAGCTTTACTTTTGGGGGACCATTGATAGTACGTATAAGAGGTGTTAGATATTGAGTTACGTCATTAATAACTATTTGACATCTAGCAGATTTGCCATCATTTTCATCTGGAAGAGTTATTTCAAGTGGCAAGAATATAAAATTTTGGCCATTACTAATAACGCCATATACAATATCGTCTAAATCCGTGCTATGACTTATTGGTCCACCAGTATCGCTATCACCAATAGTTACACTGGTGCTCAGCCTTTGGGTCCACCCGTCAGCAATTCTAGCAATAACTGTGCCGGATTCGTCAGGGTCATAAACAGTTAATAATACTATAAAATCATCTCCACCTTCTGGGGCAAGTATTGATTTTATAGCCTGTAATGATAGTGATGAGACTCTACTCACGGTAAAACTTCCATTTGTATTTCAACATTATAATATCCAGGTGCAATATATGTTAAATTAAATAACTGACCATCATTGCTAGGAATTATTCTTACTTCTTCTGTTACTCTAGTTCTTGGGTGATTAAAATTAAATCTAAAGACGCCTTTTAGTGTGTTATGAACAAAATCTTCTAGATCAGCCACTTGTGCTTCAGTCATTAAAAATGTCATGCTCATAGTTCTAGCGCGTTGTCCAAGCCTACGCATTTTTGGCATACCTTTATCCATAGGAGTTCTAGCCAGTAGAACTCCTCCGGTTTCAGTAAACCCTTTTAATGGAGTTTGTGGCAAGTTAGGGTGCCAAGATATTGTTGCCATAATTATCTCCTAATTAGTGTAGGCTGTAATCCAAAAGAATTAGCTATAGCCTGCCTAGGGGCACCTCCTGGCCTGGCAATTTCTCTGCCTACCATTTCGCCTACCATTATATCAATACTAACATTTCCACGACTATCTGTAGTTTCTTGTGTAGTTACCTGTTGACCACTATAATTATGTACGTTAAAATTTACAACTGGTTTAGCTGCTTCTGTTGTAGTTCTGCTGCCATTTTCCATACGAACACCAAGCTCTCCATTACTCATACGGGATAGCGGCATAATTGCTTCGGGACCAGCTTCACCCATTACTCCTAGGCCTTTTGCGGCTTTAAATAATGTGGGCTTGTTAACAATTTGATTAGTAAACATACCACCTTTGGCATAACCAGGTATACTATATTCTTTAGTATAATCCATAGCCCCACCCATAGCATATTTACGTATTCCTGCATCAAATGCTCCGCCCATTGCCATAGCTCCACCACCCTGAGCAGCTATAGGTGTACCACCACCAAATAAATTACTAAATAAATTACCTAATAGTGGTTTTAATCCTTGTACATAAATTGCGTGCATTTGCAGGCGCATTTCATAGCGTAATATATCTTGCAAAAAGCTATTAATTACATCCTTAAAAGCACCCTTACCAGTAGTTGCCCAATCAACAACTGCATCAGCCATACCCTCAAACATTTTTTCAAACTGATTAGCAAAGTTTTTGAACCTATCTGGCACCATAACGCTACGTTCTACTAATTCCTTAGCATTTTGTGCGCGCTGTATAGTTAATTGTTGACGAGCATCTAAATTTGCTAAAGCTTGCTCTGCTGCTATAACTTGTGGGTCCCTAGATTTTTCTTCCATTGAAGCCCCGGCAGCAGCACGTCTAGCATCATTGAGTGCTATTTCTAATCTTGTGCGTTCTGCAGTAATACTAGCTAAATCTCGTTCTACTTGTAGTTCTATTTGTTTAATTTGTAAATTGGCATTTAATCTGTTCTTTTCATCTTGAGTATACATACCAATACCAGTTAGTATATCAAAACGTTGCTTTTCTAATTCTAATTCATGATTTTTAGTTTCAAATCTTGAATCTTCTATATTTTTTATCTGATCCAATGTAGCTAATGTTTCTGCATTAGTTACTTGAATTTCTTTAGTTGTTACGTTGTACTCACCTAATTTATCAGCTATACCGCTAATTTGCCCGCGTACTCTACTACTTTCCTCATTCCACTTCTTTGTTTCGTCAACATTTTCTTGTAAACCCTGTAAGGTTAGTCGCTCGCTAGCTGTCATCTCACGAGCTGCAGCTTCTTCTCCACCATATTTTTGTGTGAGACCGGCTTGGTATATGTCTAAAGTAGCTTGTTCACGCCTTAATGTAGATTGCTCTCTAAAAGATTGTAATGTATCTCTGGCTGTTCTGGCTTGTTGATCTGCTGCGGCCCTTGCACGCTCGGCTCCTACACTTGTTCCAGTGATTAATGACTTATATGCATCAGCTAATCGCATATAAAGATCAAAACTACGCTCGACTACCTGTAGATTATATTGCTCTTGCTTACCTATTTGCTCAAGTGCTGTTTTTTGAGCTAGTAATTCTTTACTGCGACTACGCTCTAGTTCAATTTGACCTGTTTTTTCATCAAATTGCTTAGCTACTTGTGTAGGGCTTTGACCAGCTTTAAGTGCCATATCTCTTGCTGTTTGTGCTCGTTTTAAAGCAGCATCAGCTGTTTGGTCTATTAACTTATACTGCTCTTGTAATATAGTTTGAACTAAACCTAATTGAGTACCTAATCGTTCTGGAGTATCGCTGCCAATTGTACTTATGACATTGTTTAATTTATCAAACTCAAACTTTAGTTGATCCGTTTGTCGTTTTGCTTCAATGTCTAATGTTTTTATAGCTGTATCAAAATCAACTGCTAATTTTTTAGCTTCTGCGCTGGCAGCAGCTGTAGCCATTTTTGTTTTTCGTTCTAGGATTGCTATTAGTGCTGGATTATCAGGTATTATTTTTTGTAGTCTAGCAATTTCTGCTTCAAAATCTTTTTGTTGTTTTTCAGTTGAAAATTTGCCGCCGGTTTCTAAAAATTGTTTTTGTAAATCTCTAGCTCTCATAGAGGCTTCGATCTTTTGTGTTGTTTGCCCGAAACCTTCGCCAGTTGTAGCAGCTTTTAATGCCTCACGATCTTTAGCATCTGCAATCTCTAAGCGTAATAAATCTATCCTATCTGCTAGTCTATCTTGACTAGTTACTAATTTTAACTCTACGTCTATTTGTTGTTTAGATATATCACTGATTGCTTGTGTACCAGCTACGGTATCACCAAAACCGCGACTAACTATATCTCGCTGAGATTGAAGCTGTATTTGTGCTAATTTTAAACGAAACTGCTCAAGAACATTTTCTACTTGTTGTCCAATGCTAACTTTTATAAATCTTTCTGCTTCTTGACCTAGAGACTGTATTTCTACTCTGATTCTTTCTACACTTTGTTCTTGTGCGCTAATAATGCCTTGTTGTTCGACTATTTGAGCATCTAGTTCTCGTTTACCAGCGTTTGTTAGATTTTTGCTAGCTCTTTTTTCGCGTAACTCAGCTAATTTATCTCTAAATCCTTCTAATTGTTTTGCTGCACTTTCATAGGCTGGTTTTAAATTGTTAAATTCAAGTACTAATTTTTGAATATCTAGCCCAGCTGTACCAAATAATGATAAATCAGTTGTACTTAATTTATCTAGCCCTGCAGCTATAGTAGTAAAAGAATCATCTGATAATGCTTTGTTTAATTCGCCACTATATTTAATAGCATTGACAAAGAAAGTAGTCATAGGGCTACTATCTTTCATGCTATTCATAAAGCTGGTCATAGATTTTTCCGCTAAATCACCACTATCTTTTAAGCCTTTTAAATATACGCTACTTTCTTGTATGCGCTTATTTACTTGCTCTAAAGTAGAATCTACCTCGGCCATTTTATCCGGGCCGCCTAATTCTACAGCACGACTAATATTTTTTGGCGTTAGTTGGGATACAGGTATATTTAATATCTGGGCATACTGCTGCTTAAATGCTTCTCTAGCTGGGCCTACTGGTAGTGATTCAATACTGGCTACTACTGATTTGCCTAACTGTTTAGCTAATTTTTCTTGCATGCTGTCAACAAACGGAGTAACATCCTTTAACCATTCAATAGCCTTATCCCACCCACTACTTTCTGCTCTAAATTCATTAAATGCTTTTATAGAATTTCTTACGCTGCTTGTTATTGCATCTAAACTATTTGCATATGCAATGGCTGCTTCTATACCAAGCGAGCCTTCCCATTTTTTGTTTGTGTCTACAGCGGTTTTAGTAACATCCTCTAATTGCTCTATACTATCCTTTAGTTTACTAGCACTTTTACTATTGGTACTTAGCATGCTGTCAAAAACTTCAAATACTGCATAAGCTACACCAACGTATCCAAAGAATCTACTTACAGCATTAAATAATATTCCAAAGCCTTGTGCCAGTGCTTGTACGCTACCAAGTGCAATTGTAGCTCCTTTAGCTACTGTAGTCATATCTTTATCATTACGTACGGTTCTTACTAGATTACTTATTGCTCCAGTTACGCCTTCGCCATAAACATCTTTGCTAACTTGTTCACGAGCTTTTGCACCAGCATATTCTGCACGAGCTTTTCTTACATTTTGTTCAATTTGCCAAGTTCTGGATAATATAGCTGCTTCTTTATCCATTTTATCTTGGGTTAAATCATGGGCAATATTAATTTTAGTCTGTATATCAAGTATACGCTTTTCAATGTCTAGTACCGCTTGAGCTTTCATGGCTTTTTGTTTTTGCAAATCATTGCCACGATTTAGCTGATTATTTATTTTGGCTTCTTCTGTTTCAATTTCTCTAGCTGTACGTATTCGCTGATTATCAGGATCATATCCACTAGTCCTAAAACCTTTGCCACCCATACCTGCTAATTCACGCTTAGCAGTTTCAAGCTGTTTTTCTAATTCTGGTAAGCCGGCTTTTTGTTGCGCTTTAGTAACTAAATTTTCTTGAAAAGCAGTACCTATATCTTCTAGGTTGGCTTTTGCACGTTCAGCACTTGCAGTAAGAGTTTTTTGCCAATTACCTAGTGCTGGTATGGCTTGTTGCGTGATCTTTACAGCAGCTAGTGCTATAGCGGCACCTATAAGGCCTGTGTTATCGGCCAGTACTTTAGCTATAGGACCTACTACTGTATTTACTACGCTTAGTATATCTTGTGCGGTATTTTTAAGTTCAGCTAACAATTTATCATAGGGATTGCCTTCTTGAGCAATTTCACCAAATTTTTTACGTCCTTCTTCTAGCACTGCATTGGCAAATGCTTGGCGGCGTTCAAAATCTGTTAACTGACTTTCTGTTTTACCAACTTTACGTGCATAGTCTTCAGCTGCTTTACCAGTTTTAGTAAATAAACCCAATTCGTCCAATAGTTCTGGTTCTAGTTTAACAATACCACGGCTAAGTCTACTAACGGCATCGCTCATATTAACACCAAGTGCTTGGCTGGCTCCTTTAGCTACTTCAGCAACAGCTAAAATTTGATCGCGACCTAAGCCGGCAGAACTAGCTTTTGTTACTGCTTCGGCTGCTTCGCGAAAACTAACCATGCCATCAGTAGCCGTTACAAAACTTTTACTCATGCTTACTAAGCTTTGGCCTGTAGCAGCTCCTAGCTGTTCCATACCACGTATCATTATGTCTGTGTTCATAGCTTCACGTAGTGCAGTAAATGCGGCACTAACAGCAAATACATTTGCAGCATATGTAGCATATAGTCTAACTAGCCCGCCTAAGCCTTGAGCTTCGGCGGCAAAGTCTCTGGCGCTAGCCCCTCCACGACCACTAACACCTCCTGCTGTAGTATAATCTTCCATCATACGTGGACTTGATCCGTAAGCAGAACGACGAGCTTGCGGATTAGTTTGATCACGTGTACTATCTTGCAGACCAGTAGTAATAGTTGTACGTTGTAGTCTAACAGTTGAGTCTGGTGCTTCTGTGGCGCGCAAGGCTTGTGCTCCGGCTCTAGTACCGGTAGCTGTTGTAAAAGCACTGCCTGCTAAACCTTGAGTTTTTCCTAGTTGGTTATTTAAGTTTTCTATTTCAGCAGTTCGTTTTTTAATAGTACTTTGCTGATCTAACAAACTAAGATTAATATTTACTTGATTTTCTGCCATAGCTGCTCCATAGCACTTTATACTAACTACACAACTTTGTGTAAGATTAAACCAATTATATCACAAGGGGTTTGAAATGTCAAACACAAAAATTTTTAGTAATAAAAAAGCCCACTAACTACTGTTTAGCGGGCTTTTTCTGTTTTTCATTAATTATATTTGCACGTATATTATCAATTATTTTAATAAGTGTTAGTGCAATTTTGTAATCTTCTGGCTCGACTTCTGTATAGTGCAGGATTTCTGTTAGGCCAATATAACTTTTGCCTAGATATAGTCCATTAAACCCTTCCCAGTCATCTTTTAGCATACGATAGACTAATAGTGCTTGTTGCACTTCTAGTGGTAGATCTTCTAATTCTACTGGTATTTCATGTTCGAGTGGTTCAGTACCTAACTGACCGCACATGTCAAAGTACTGCAATTTGGTCATGCCAGCCTGTTGATTTTGAAAATAGTTCTTTAACTTAGTTTCAACCTCAGCTATTTGTTCTTCGAAAAGTTTCCCAGGTCGCTTACCTGCTCACTGACAAAACTATCAAAGTTAGTACTATTCTTCATTAAGTATAGTGCGTTTTCACTAGTATAGCCTAATTCACTGTTTGGATCTAGTGTGCTAACATCTACAGGAGCTAATTGCTCTAAATAGCTAATCTTTAATCCACGCCAACCTTTAACAGCATTTTCTACATATAGCTTTAAAAATAATTCATCATCAAGCTCTTCTTGTGGCTGACGATTTTTAAATGTAGTTTTAGTTGCTTTTTTGCGAATATTAATAAGTGTTTCACGGCTTAAAAATGCAACGTTAATTACAAAGCCTGGCATACCAGGAAATTCTACCTCAACGGCTTTTGAGGGTACTAGTAAGGATTTTAAACTAAGTTCTTGTGTCATTGTTATATAGCATAAATGGAGCTAGATATTCTAGCTCCGGTTGATAAAACTTTAGGCAAAGTATTTAACCATGATTTCGTTATTTTTAAGAATATCAAATTTGCCTGCATCAGTTCCTTGAGCTGTGAAATTAACTGTACTGGTAATTACACTTTCTGCGTTTACAGTAGGAATTGTTAGTACAACACCTGGCATTTCTAGTTCTACGCGTACGTTGTTGCTGGCGCCGCCAATTTCTACTTGTAAGTAAAACTCGGGATCGCTGTCACTATTAACCTGTGCAATTAAGTCACTAAATAAGTTAGCACTGTAATTATTTGTGCCGATACCAGTACCAGTACGTAAGTATGCTGTTAAACTACCTGTTACGCTACGGCTACCTGTAAAGTAGGTAATTGGTTGATTAATAGCACCCATGTAGGCAGGTGTTAAGTAAGTAATATTATTTGTTAGTGTAATACTACCACCTGTTAATGGCATTTGATAAGTTTTGCCACTGCCGCTTGGAGCACCATTAAATGTTGGGCTTGTACCGTATGCACCAATCTTGCTTACTAAACTTACTGTGCTCAATTTATTAGCAATAAATGGTGCATCAGTAACTTTAGGAACATAAGTACCAGTTAAACTTCCGCTCCAAGTACCTGCTGTATCTGTAGGAGCTGTTAGGCGTCTGATTGTACGAGCCTGACCACTCCACTGAATACTAGCAATAGCGTCAATACCAAAATCAATAGTTGCTGTGTTTAGCGAGCAGTCGTCTAACAAGAAGACATTTTTGTCAAATACAACAATAATACCAAAACGTTGTAGTTGATGACTTGCTGAGTTGATTAATTGGCAAACTGCTGGATCATCACCTGCTGCACCATTTGTCCAAGCTGGATTTGATCCACCAATAGCGTCTGTTGCAAACATTGCGTTCCACAATACGCTTTCTTCTGCGCTAACTATTGTAGCATTATCATAAGGACGCATGTAGGTAGTAAAGTTAAAATCTACTGGATTAAGTGCAGTGTTAAAAGTACGCTGACCACGAATAGGTTCTGCACCTGTTTCATTAACAGCAATAGTTTCTACGGCAGTAGTTTGGCTAAAGCTTAGGTCATCTAGCACTTGGATTTCCCAGACATTAGGTGTTGCGCTGTCAAAACCAGTGGTTAAAATTTTACCTATATTTGGCGCTGCTGTATCAACATTAGTAGTAAAGTATACTTTACTATTACGTAATAAATTAACTGACATATTTTTTCCCTTTAGTTAAAGGTATTTGTCCAGCTGTTACGAGATGTTTATCTGTATTTGGCTGTTCAAAATACGGTTGCTTACATGATCTGATAACGAACTTGTAAGTTAATCTCGCCAACTGCATAGGGAGCTAATAGGCCCTCATCCGTAGTTATTGAGTCTATTAAAATTTCTGTGGTTTCATGGTTATTGTCTGTATCGTATACTAGTCGTCTGTTTAAGTCTATGCAAGTTTCTAGGTCTGCAAGCAATTGTTCTAGCTGCTCTTGTGCATCTTCTTCGCTTTTACAGTAGACTTTAACACATACTCGTAGTAATCCCCAGGTAAAATCACTGGGAAGATAGTCGCGAGTTTCTGTGCCAGGACTTAAATAAACGCTGGGAAAATCTTGTATTTCATCCCAAAACTTTAGTTTGGCAAAACTGTTACTGCTTAGGTTAGTTATATATGGTGGATAACCATCTATTGTTTTAAACTTTTCGGCAAGGGCCGCTACAATCTTTGCTCGTTTGCTCATACTAGTACGGCCCTTAATCTTGAAATCTTTAGTTGTTGTGCTACTTCGCGTATTGACTTGGAAATCAATGTTTTTGGATCTCTGCTACGCGGATATTGCTGTTTACCACCTTGACTAAACGTAGCATATGGGTTACGCATGTAATTGTAAAATGCAGTTACAGTACCTTCACGACTTTGCGTTAGTCGCTCTACTTGTACACTTTCTGCAAATCTACCACTACGTAGGTTGAGTACGTCCTTGCGAGTTCCAGTACCCATATTTTGTTTTACAGTTTGAACAAGATTTATATTCAATAAATTTTGTAAACTTAACAAGTCTACTTCTTGCTGTAGCTTTTGTTCTTGAACTATTTTGCTCTTGGGTATTCTAGTAGCTTTTGATTTTAAGGTTGTAGTAGGTAATTTTACCTTTTTAACTGTACCTTTATTAAGGTTTAATTTAACGATATTCTCTGCTGTAACAGAAGCCTCTGCTTTTTTACTAGTACTTTTACTACTAGTTTTAAACTTGCCTGTTTTTAACAGTTCTACAAAACCTGTTTCTAGTGATTGAATAAGTGTAGGCGAGAATTTTAAGCCAGTTACTAGTCTGCGTAAATTATCTGCACTTAGCACACGATCTATTAAACTATTTCGTAGTTTTCTGTAAGTAGTACCAAACAAATTTTGTATAATTTGATCTGCTGCTTGTGTTTCACCTTGTAGTATAGTTTTATTAGTTTTAACTGTCATTGGCACAACTACTGCTAGTTGAGCTTGCATAAGAGTTTTTACTTGTGGCGAAACTTGTTTAGAAAATTGTACACTGTAGTTTACTTGTCCACTAGTATTTACAAAACCATTTATAATATCTGTGCCATTTTGTGGCTCACTAGATTGAGCTGCTAATAGCATTATCTGTTGTATCCAGGGACTTATAAAACCAACTATTTCAACTGCTCCGGTTTCTGGATCTGTACTTTTAGCACCAGTATGACCAAATACAACAATTTCACCTATTGTAAATGCACGATTAATATCAGTAGCAGGTGTATTTTTATTAATCTTTGATTTATCTGTGCTTTTTTCTGCTAAAAATATACCACTATCACTAAAACTTTTTCTAATGATTGGTGTAAGTACACTGTTTACTGCGCTACGCAGTGTGGCAAAAGTAGCTCCAAGAAATATTTCTTGTGTAGATTCGTTAAAATTTTCTACTATGCTACCAGCATTTTTTAATTTGCAGGGAGTTTTTCTTGCAAATTCTGTTCTAATAGCTCTGCCTGCAGCTGTAACTCTATATCTTGCTTTACCAGTAGCTGCTGCATCACCAGCTTGTATGCCTGGCATAAATGCGGCTAGACCACTATTAAGACTGTTAAAAGCTCTGCTAACAATATCACTAAACTCTTCTAGCGTATGCTGTTTTGTAGCTATTTTACTAGTTATCTGCTTAATGTCTATTTGTGGCGGTCTATATGAATTTAGCAGTGATTGTAATTCACTTTCAAAATCCAAGTCATCACGACGTATGCCGCCAGCTAAACTTTCTATAAATTGTCTAGTGCTGCTTTCTGGATTACGTAATTCTTGCACAAACTCTTGACATGCTTGCTGATATACTTGTGTATCTAATACTATTAGCGCAGGTGTTGCATTTTCTATTACATCGCGCAAGTCATCGTTGGCTTTCCGCAAAAATTCATTTATTTTAGCCTGCGATGTTTTTGGCAGTTTAGTAGCTTTTCTATAACCACTTATAAAGGATAGGAATTGTCCTGCATCCATTACGCATAGTCCGCCATATACTGGTCTAGTACGCGTTTGATATGCGCTGGAAAGTTTGTAGTAGATACATACTGTATTTGTGTTACGTTAGGAGTAACATCTCTGTTAACATGCACAGCACTATTATTCTTGCTGTAGTACTCTACAAGATCCATAGCAGCAAGTTTTAAATCTTCTGGTGTTTCTTCATAACCGCCTAAATACGTAACTTGATAGCCTCGTATATATGGTTTGAACACTGCATCTTTAATACTGCGAATATTATTGCCGTCTAATACCCAGTCTACATATTGACTGATTACAGTATAACTTTGTCCAAAGTCTATGCTACGCTCTACGTATAAGACTTCTCTAACCGGTGTTTCATTTAATATAAAGGTGTTAAACCCACCCTCAAACGTCTCTACCTTAGGATCATCATAGTTGTCTATAAAACTTCTACGGCAATAAGTTTTTATAAGACTACTAACCTTAGGAATAAGTAGATCAATCTCTTGATCCTTATTACTACTAGTAATTCCTAAGTAATTCTTATACTCATTTCTAGTAATTAAGTCAGCCATATAAAAACTCCATGTGTCTCTAAAGCCTAACTTATTAGGCTTTAGAGACAGGACTCTTGCGAATCCTGCCTTAAGCTTAATTAAGCGTAACGAACTGCTACTACGCCACTACCTTCATTGCTTGTTAAGCGTGCCATACCAACACGTAAGCTAGCTACTAGAACACGACGCTGATTTACTACTTCATCATCTGTATCCATACGCATTGCACGATGGTTACCAACGATAAAGTTACGTGGGTTTACTAGGACCATTAGTGGATCATTAGCAGCTGCACCAGTTAACTGTGCTGTAACGATAACAGGTGTATTACCAATGCTACCGATTTGACCAGTTAATAGTGTAGCACGATCGCCTACTTTATCAATTGTTTGGAATTTTTCATCTGCTAGTAAATCATAGTAAGCTGTTGTGCTTACAAATGCTACTAGTTCTGCTGGATCAAGACCCCAAGCGCCTAGTGCTTTACGAGCTGCAATAACGTTATTTACTGTTAGTGCACCACCTGCAGTAACTGTTGGAGATGCTGTTGCAATAGGATCATAATAGGCAAGACCATTAATGCCTGCAGTATATGTTGTTGCTCCAACATCATTACCAATAAGCATAGCTTTGTCGAGTGTCTTAGCCATACGACGTACGATAGCGTCACGGATAATAGGTACTAATGCAATAAGTCCATCTTCCTCTTCTTCAAATGCAACATACTCTTTGGTTGCTAGTTTGTTGCTGCTTAGGTCGATTTCTTTTAATGCATGTGTACGAGCATCACCGCTGCTAACACCTGTGTCAGTAGCAAATTGTGCATTTGTTACCCAGGTTGCATTTGCATCTGTATCTGGGTTAATAGGAATCTTCATAAATGGCTGGCTCATAGCGATTTGACGGATTGTACCGGCAACCACTAGTCTACGGCGCATTTCTTCTTCCATGTTTAAGCTAACTTCAGTTTCCCAGTTAGCACCTGGTAGGCGAATCTTGCCGCCTGCACCACTGCTGCCTACGGCACCAGCTGTACCACCGCTAGCATATTTTTGTAGGATTTCGCGACCATACTGTGTTTCTTCTAGTGGTCTGCCAGTGATCTTGCTGATAAATACAGCCTTTTCTTTCTCGGCAAAAGGAACGTCGCCATCTTTTGGCTCGATAAACTGCATGCGACTACGCTGTAGTGCGTCTAGCTCAGCACTCTTGTTTTGTAGCTGCTCTAGCTCTTTGGCTTTCTCACGAATAGCACTCTCTAAGCCCTCAATTGCACTCTTGTGCTCGTTGGCTTGATCTTCTAGGCGCTTTTCAATGTCGCTTAGTAGACGCTCTGCACCTGTGTCAACTGTTTGTACAACAGCTGGAGCAGCTGGAGCTACTGCACTAACTGCAGCTTTAATTTTTGCTTGTAGGGCTTCTTCTTCAGCAACCTTACGCTTAGCTTCTTCAGCAGCCTTTGTTTGTGCCTCTAGCACGGCTTTAGCAGTTTGTTCAGCAGCTTTAGCAGCAGCATCTGCTAGTAATTTCTCTAATTCCTTTGGATCCATATCCCATTCCTCATTTGTTGTGCTTTTTGCTGCTTTTGGGGTATCTAGCTTTTTAGCTGATTCCTTTGGTGCTGGTGCAAATTGCTGTTTAAATAACTCAAAATCTGCGGCAGTGTCAAATGCCTTGGCTAAACTAAAAAGTGTGTTTTGATTTGCAGGTACTGAAACTACACTGATTTCATGTAGCTCTAGTTCTTTAACTAAAAACGTTTCGGTAGCATTATCATAGTCCGCATCACGAACTCTAAATCCTACGCTAAATGCACTTAATATTCCCTTTTTAATCAGTTTGTATACATCACCTACTTCTCCAGGAATCTGCGCTCGAATCCACAAACCCTGATCTGTTACCTTATGCTCGATCATTTTACCGATTGGCATTTGATGATTGTGATAGGCTAGTATAATTGGATTTTTAAGGTAATTTTTTAATCCACTATTCCATGCTGCCATAGGGATTACGTCACCTTGCCGATCACGGTCTACTGTGCTAGCATATCCTTCAATATAAATGCTATCATCAGACTCTGTACTAGCTGTAAACTTACTGCTTAAATAGAGTAATTTATCTAGCTTTGTATTCATATTACTCCTTTGTCGTACTAGGCCTACCACCTATCGATGGATTGGCTGCTGAACCTGCTATGTTAGCAGGTATTCTTATGGTATCACCACCTTCTAGTTTGGCGTACCTTAATTCTTCTCTGGCCTCATTAGGCGTTATAATTCCACCATTTACCAGTGTGCTATGATAACTGGCAACATCTTTAAGCTCTGGTTGCAGTGCACTAATTGTACTAACTACAGGACTTAGGTCATAGCCAAAATATCGCTCTAGCGCGCTGTTGTACAGTCTAACTAGTGGTAGCACAGTTTCCAGGTAGAATAACCTTAGATTAGGCGAAATGTTTGCATTATTGCCGCCTTGCAATAA